TGATGTTCCGTCATTTTGATCTGATAGCCTCCACGTATTAGTGTTTTGCGCTGCTGCTAAAAAATAGGTGTCATGAAAGTCTACATATCCCGGAACAAAATCCACAGGCACAACTTGAAAGCTAGGTGTTAATGTCGTGTCGTAAATATAAAGAGAGGTGTTATCAGAAATTAAAACCTGTGGTTTATTGTTTTCCGTGATGTAGACAATACCTGTTGATGTTTGAAGTTCACCAATTTGTGTTACTTGAGGACGCAATACTTTACCTGTGCGTTGCTCAAAGTAGAGATTGATTAAATACACACGGTTATCAAAGACACCAATCATGCGGTTTAGTTTGATGCTGGTATGTAATCCTCTACCCTCTATGGCATCGTCAAATGTAGATGCTGGAATGCCTAACTCATAGCCTGAGTATGGAATCATCCAACCATCGGACATGAACATATTGTAGGTTTTTTCGATAGAAATAGTGGGGTATCTTCCGAACGTGGATGAACCCACTATGTTTAGCGGTTTAGCCTCAAAGTTCTGTCCACGGGTTATCATTATGGTCTCCAACCGTGACCAATGTTCACATCTCCAAAGTTAATGCCAGTACCCGCAGTTAAGATTGAGGTTTTTCTTACCGATAGATCAGGAGGGCTGACATCCATCAAAGTTCGTTCGATGGACTTGAATATCTTTGCCGATTCAGGATTAAAGATAATCCCGTACTCGGAACACATATACTGTGCGAGCGCATAACGTAGGTACTCAATGTAAGCAGGGTCATAGATCGTTAGCAAATCAGTATCTAACGTGACGTTTTGCAGACCGAATTTACCCATGATCTTGATGGGATATTCACCTGCTGGCTTAAAGTAGAGGTATATCGATCCACCACCTAGTGAACGGTTAAAGTACCAGTTGGAGGGCAGAGAGTTAATATTGTCTACACGCCCTGTTCCGAAATACGCCGTCCGGGTGGTGAAGTCCGTAGGATAGCGGACATCGCCAATGTTGAATGTGAGGGATTCAACTGCGTAGAGGTTGGGGATGTAGTATTGCTCTTGCCCTACAACGGCAGGGAACTCGTAATAAGTCCAGTAGGGTATGAGATCAATCTGAATCGCCTTCCAGTCAAGTAAGGCGTTCAGCAAAAAAAGACCGTCCGTGGCTTGGTCGCCCGTAACGCTTTGCAGCCTACGAGCGACTATCCCTGATAGAAACCATGATCTTGTAACAAGCATTCGACCAGTGTAAGCCATTCCGTTCCATCCTTAAGTTCATCCTTAAACAGAGAACTGGAAGCCCGCTACATTGAGGGCAACCGCATCGCCTGCGTTGCTGACTTTGTAGTTGATCTTTGGTAAGGAGGAGGCTAATTGGGCTAGCACGATGTTGTAACTATTGATTACAACAGCTGTGACCTGACCCAAAATCACAATCGCATCACCTGTAGCACCCACTGGTTGCAACGAAACGCTGCGTCCTGCAGCTCCCGGTGTCAACGCAGATTTAATGCTGACAGGGACATTGTTAAAAGGAGGCACAAGTGCGCTCAAATCAACGGCTGTGTAGCTGGTTGCAGCCCCTGCGGTGATTGCTGTTGCCTGCGGTGAATCATAAAAGAATTGACGGAAGCTATTGCGTCCTGAGACGTAAGCAAGCAAGAAGTGCGTGCTGGCATCAGAAACTGCGTAGCCGATCAATCGATTAGAGTCGTAACCGAAAGGCATCGTGGGTGAGCTATTAGAGGCAAGACTTAGTAAACAGCCGGATGGATTCTTGTTAGTAGAATCTCCGATTGCATACACAGCATATACCTTGCTAGCTGCAAAAGTTCCTGCGTCTAACCTATTAACAGCACCGTTAGCGGCGGCGTTAATGGTTACGCTGGATGATAAAACAATGTCCATAACGTCATTGGAGTCGCGGCATTGACCTGACGACACATCAATTTTCGTGTTTGGCGTAGTTGCATTGTTCGAGACAATCATGCCGTTGATATACAAAAACGGTAGATTATCGACTGGTATGCTTTGATATTGGCTCATTTTAGTATCCTCTTAATCCATTAAAAAATGGGGGGCTTATACCCCCCGTCCTTTTTAAGCTTGGGTCAAAGGTATGATGACGCGCATTGAGTACTGCTGTACGACCAGCGACCCGTGCGTTTCGTCATAGATGATACCTTTTTGGTTCGCACCGAAGATTGAACCGTAGGTCATACGCAAGCTCACCGCAGTTTCTGGATCGTACTCATTACCCGTGTCAAACGGACGTTGATCCGGCAACTGAGGCATAGCGATGTAGAAAGCATCGCCGCCAACGACAAGACCAGCTTTATGGGATGGAAGAACTAAAGCCTGCATGCCAGCTTGTAAGGCTTGGTTCAAGTTTTGAGTCTGACCACCTGCCCAGTTCAAGGCTGGTGTAATCGTAATCGTAACTTGAGACCCTGCGGTGGACGCAGCATCTGCAATGGCTCGCATCTGAACCTTGTTAGCAGACACTTTGTGTCCGATATAGGTTAAGTAGCGCATATTGCGGAAACCGCTTACTCCGTCTAGGAAGTACAGCAAGTCGCCTGACTTGATGCAATCCACATCCGATGCCGAAACGCCGCTGAATGTAAGCTGAGTCACATTCTGCCCGGTTGGGTCATTGGTGCTTACCAGAGTCAAGGTTTGCGCTAACTCACCGGCATTACCCGAGTAGTGAATTGGCAACAAGTTTGATTGGTAGTATTTGACGCGAGGAGTTCCGAACTCACCCACTTCCCAAGACATAGCAATTTCATTGTTACGTTCTGGGGCGAATTGGTTTAAGCCCGTTCCAACGATGGATGGGTAAACCGTATCGGGTAAGTAGACTTTGATGCCGTGTGACACGCTGCCGTAGTTTTTAAAGAGCATGATCATTTGGGCTAATTGCTGATACGAGGTTAGCTGAGTTACGCCGTCCCCGAAGAAACGATATGGTCCAGATTCCACATGGAGCGCACCTGTTGGTACAGATTGCCCTTGGGAGTTGACCGTCATTACAGGAACAGCACTGATTGCGTTCAATGCAATGTTACCTTCAACTTCGTTCGCCAACTCAGTTAAGAACGATTTACCGAACACTTCGATGTATTCGTCTTCGCCTTTTTCTAAGTTGAAAATACGTTGTTGTGCAGTAACGGTGAATGAGCTGTTAAACGCTTGGTCGCAAGTTAGTGTTTCAACCAACTGGACGGCGGGTTGCCACGCTGCAACGAGACCTGCGGAGGTGGTTGCACGAGGTGGGGTATCGAACGTAACGCTTGATCCCAAGTTAGCTTGAATTTTATCGAAGTCTTTAAACTTGGTGTTAGCGGTGCTGACAAAGCAGCACAAGTTCTGTAACAAGCCTAAAGACGATCTTTGATACGTCTGTACTTGTTGCAAAATATTATCTGAATATAAAGGCATTGTAGATGCTCCTAACTATTAATCCATTAAATAGTTCGGATAACTACGGTGCTTCTAGACTCGTTTAGACTCGGTACTTTCTCTTATAGTCACCAACAGTCAATGCACCTTGATTACCCGTTCCGGCGTTAGAAGGTCTTAATTGACTTAATGGTTCGTTAGGAGATTGGAATTTTCCGGCTGACTGGTTCGATTTAATCGACTCAGAGAGCTTTTTAATTTCCGCTAAGGCTAAGTTAGGCTGTCTTCCGGCTCTTAGATCGATGTCGATTAAGCTCTGGATTGATCCCACTTTCGTAGGGTTCTTCAGTAGCTCAACCATGACCTCCCGTGTATTGTCGACCATGTTCGCTAATTGAACATGATAAGGGATAGTGCGCAAATCGATTCCAGAGTCTGCGACAGTTTTTTCAAACTCTTTCATGCCGCCATCACCTGCACCAACCTTTGTGAAGAACTCGGATGCAATCCTTTGAGCATTTTGCTCCTCAGCATTCCTTCGCTGATCTTGTATCCATTCTTCTCTCGAGCGTCGAGATTCTTCAGCTGCCATCCTTTTAACGTCATCTTCGGATAATTGCCGTTGCTGAGGCTGGTATGGCTGCTGCTGACCGTACCCTTGTTGAGGGGGTTGGTTTTGCGGCTGCTGTTGAGGCTGATAACCGTAATTCGGGTTATGCGAGGGCATACTCGTTTCACGTTTATAGCGATCAACTGCCTCGGCTCTAGCTTTGCCGATTATGTCGTTGACTTCTGACTGCCTAAAGGTTCTTTCTTCGGACGCTGGTGGCGTTGACGAAGGTGTATTAACAGGTGCTGCTCCGGCATTAGAACTTGAAAAATTCTGACTGCCTTCTCCATTTTCCATTGTCATTTAGATTCCCTTCTGACTGTTAACCCCGTCACGGTATGGTGGATGTCGGATGACATCTTCCCCCCTGCGTATCGCACAGGTCTCGTCTAGTTTATCGTCATGATAGGCATAGATGCCTTGGCTGTTACCCCGCCACGGTATGGGATTGGCGATCAACCTTTCCCCCCTACATATCGCGTAGGTCTCGTCAATTTATGCCCCATTGATGGGTAATATCATTTTAGCATTGACTAATTGCTTGTCAACATATAGATTACGGGCTTTTTTCTCTTTTTGCGATTTCATCCTCTATATACCATACCGCTTTTTTGAGGTCTTCAACCGCACGCCCTTTAAGATCGCATCGCCAGAGGTACTTAATGGCATTTCCAATATTAAACGAGTAGTGTCGTGTAACATCGATACACTCAATGCGCCGCCCACACTCGCAGGTTGCAGGGCTATTGTTATAGTGAGGAGGATGATTAACATTGTCTGTTTCGACCTCCTTTATCCCTTGGAATTGGTACTCCTTCCTACTTTCCAGATAACTTTCTTCTCTAGCCATTCTATCGGACGTTAATCTTTCTTTCTCACACGATACCATTCCATACTCTCCTACGGGTATATCACTTAGTTTCGACCAGATCGGCAGTTTACTTTTTCCTGTGAAAAGATTTAAGAGTTTTCGCAAGATTTGCTTCCTTTCGTATTGTAGGATTTTTGCTATGCTCTGCCTTTTGTAGTTTCTTCGCGGGTATTTTCACACCCGGTTTCACACCCAACTCCTGATGTAATTTCCCCGGGTGTTTGATTGCACCCTTGATCCATTTCTCTGCCATGATAGTTCTCCTTGTGATCCTCATACCAACCACGACCAAGCTTTCCACCCCGCAATTCAGGCGGTAGTTTAGGCTTTGGGCTAGGTCTATACGGGTATCTTCCTCTGACCATTAACGCTTACTTTTTTGATTGCTCATTGGTTTGCCTTTGTCAGCATTAGAGTTAGGCTTTTTAGGGCGCATAGGCTCTTCATACGATGGCTTGACAGGTTTTGACCCCATTGGTGACTTCTTTACAGGTGGCTTGTTAATTACTTTCATTTGTCGCTCCTTAAGTTTTAACGATCCAATCATTTGCCAGAATGTCATCCACCGTAGGGGAATATATGCTAGCGTTCACACTTGGCTTGTCTGTACCGTTATCAACATGCCAGATGTAATTCTGGTTATTTAAAATTGATAAATAGAATGTTGATTGCCATTTCGGTCTAACAACCATCTTCCCATTTAACATTTGATTCGTTGCGTCTATGAAATTCATTGTCGGTTAGCTCCCTGTCTCAGCACCTCATTAGCGTGATGTACTTTGTGGTGTGTCTCGATGGACTCCCTAAAGTGACGGTGCTTCATATCAGTGCGTTTCATAGCAAGATCGACCTGTTTCGCAAATCGTTCAGCCTCCGCTTTAATGCGCTGCGTTACGCTATTGTCTTTCGCTATTTCCATATCGGATAGTATCTTCATCTGCTCGTTCTTAAGCTGCTGTAGATCGATCTGGAATTGCTTGTTATGTACGATAGTTTTCTGCTGCATTTCTTGCCCTTTTTGCTGCAGTTTAGCCATCTCAATGTTATTGCGCATAACGATAGGATTATTTTGCATCTCTTGCTGTTGTTGCTGCATAGCCATTTGTTTTTGCTTGGCGAGTTCCTGTTCCCAATCCTCGACCATCATCTTCAATTGGTCTATGCCACGTATCTCGATGTTATCAAGCAGCACGTTCAATCCCTTCTCGTTCATGAACTGAGCGAACAATGGAGATGCTTGTTGAAGTGCTATTAACTGCTGCAATGCACGGGATTTTTGGATCTGGAACGATACGCCTGCCTCGACTTTCACGTTTAATACGTTCTGGTCGTAGAACATAGGAACACCATCGTTCTGGTTTATCTTAACGTAAGCAGATTTACCGTCTATGCCCTGAACAGGGATTGTTCTTGGGGTTTTG